ACAAAAGCAACTGATAAAGCAACTAAAAGTGTTGAAAAATTAGCAAAACAAGCAAGGGTTTTAAAGGTTAGTACAACTCAAATTATACAAACCGAAAATGAAATAAAAACACCTGCAACACCAAATAGGCTAAGTAAGGATTTACCAATGTTTGCGCAACAATATAATGCTGAACAAATATTTAAAAATGAAGCGGCATTAAAAGCATATAATACTCAATTACAATTAGCAAACGGGATAACAGATACAATTACACCAGCATTTGAAGCAATGTTTCAAGCTATGGCAAATGGTGAAAATATAGGAAAAGCATTAGAGGAATCATTTAAACAAATTATTGCTCAATTGACTGCAATGATTATTAAGGCTTTAATATTTAAAGCTGTGATGACTGCTTTAGGATTGCCAACTGTAGGTGGAGGTGGAGGTTTAACAAGTTTGGCAAGTGATTTTGGCTCTACTCAAAATGGAGGTCAATTTGTATTACGAGGACAAGATTTATTATTAGCTACAAATAGAGCGCAGAAGGCATCTAATCTTAAAGGACAAAACATTAGTTTAGCATAATGGCATACGGATTAAGATATACAATAACACAAGAGTTAAGAGATGGGACATCATTAATTGTTAAGATATACGAAAAAAGCTATGTTGGTGCAACAGTTACTCCATATATAGGAACAAATGTTTCTTTAGTACCAAATGCTACAAATGAAGACCCAATTGCTTTTATAATATCTTCACAGTTAAATGTGTCTTTTATTATATCAGATCAAGATGATTACGATAATTTCCCAGACTTATTAAACTTTGATGAAACAAAGTATTACGTTGAATTAGTTATTGATAACGTAATTAAATGGAGAGGTTTTTTACTTAACGATTATCTTCAAGTTCCATTTACAACAGGTAACCAAGAAGTAAGTATGACTTGTATTGATGGACTTTCATTTTTAAGATATATATATTATGATGGTGATGTAAATGTAAATTCATTAATTAAATTAATTGACATTATTGGTATTTCTTTAAATCAATTGCCATTTGAAGATATGATATTTATTTATGCTTGTTGTTCTTACTATGCAGATGGTATGTTTGATAGAGGCGATGCTGGTGGCGATGAACCATTTAGTCAAACGTATCAATATAAAAGGGATTTTTATAAATTAGATTATTATACAATTTTAGAGAATATAATTAAAACTTTTGGTTGTAGATTATTCCAAGCAAATGGCAATTGGTATATTTTGCCAATGAATCAACAAGCTGACACAATATATTATACAAGATATGTTGTTGAAAATGCGCCAAGTGTAAGTGGTAATGGTACATTAACAAATACAATAAACATTCAACCTTATCAAGATGGTAATGTTCATTTTGTAAATAATAGTCAAACCAAAATAGTAAGAAAAGGATTCCCAACTATTGAATCAACTTTGCCGTATAATTACGCTGCAAATTATATATATAACGGAACTTTTAAATTTACTACTGGTTCTGGTTCTACATTAAGAGCTAATGGTTGGAGTGAATTTGAGGTTGCGCCATCAAGAGCAACTTTGGTTATATTAAATGAAGATCAATCAAATAGATATGAAGTTTTTTATTTAGGTGGTAGCACCAATGCTTATATACAAAACTATTTTGCATTGCCTACGGCTTATGAATATTTGCCAAAAATGTATGGCACAAAGGCTACTTTATCTTTTGAATTACAAGGATCAAATGCTGGAGATAAAATAAGAGTTTATATAACGGCTTTTATCGGTGGTGTAACTTATTATTTAAGAGATAATAATGTTTGGTCAACTTCAGTACATTTTAGGGATGTTACATATACAACATTTAATACTTATGTTAATAACACTATTGATATACCAATGGGTTATTCACAAGATTTAAGTTTAGTTATTGAAGGGTTAATAGGAGTGAAGTTTGAAGCAGCAAATGGTGCGGTTGGTGGATATATCAAGAACGTTAAATTAACACAAGGTGATGCATCAATTAAACAAGTTGTATTAACAAGAAACATTGGTGCAACATCTCAAATAGCAACAGATATAGATATTCCTTATAGTGCGATATATCCATTTCAAGGTGCATCACCAATACAAAATAATGTAGGTTTATTATTTGATGAAGATGGTGTTATTTGGAGGGATTGGTACAGATATGGATATCCACCAGAGGCATTTGGTATGTTAGCTGAATTAGTTATGCGTCAATATTCAAACTTATTAAATAAGAATATAGCTACTTTAGAAGGTGATTTGGGAGCAATATCTGGAACAAATGGGTTTATTTATCTTGATAAAACATATACAATACAAGATTCAAGCACAAATGCTTTGTCTTATAATGGTAAGAAATTTTTAATAAATAGGCTTACATCAAATCCTTATATGGATGAAACAAGCCAAATACAACTTTTAGAGATTACAATGGTTGATAATGCTTCAACTGCTACTATTGATTACATTGGAGATGTTACAATAGAAACTCCAAAAAGATATTTTAATAATGCGTAAATTTGTAATATGGGAGCAGTAATAATACAAGAATTTCCAAATTACTCAATAAATGAGGTTGGGGAAGTAACAAACATAAGAACTGGTAAGCATTTAATAAATACTACAAGTAAAAATGGTTATAGTATTGTTTGCCTATATAATGAATATGGTAGAAAAATGATATACGTTCATAGGCTTTTGGCAGAATATTTTATACCAAAAATTGAAGGTATGAATCACGTTAATCATAAAAACGGCATAAAAAACGATTATAGATTGGAAAATTTAGAGTGGTGCAATCGTTCAATTAATATGCAACACGCTTGGGATAATGGTTTATCCGAAAATGTAAGACAAGCAAATAGAACAAAAAGGTCTAAATTAGTATTAGATTTTAATACAGGTATTTTTTATGATTCAGCAAAAGAAGCTGCAAATTTACTTGGTATAAATGCAAATACTTTAAGGGCATATTTATCAAACTATTACCCAAATAAAACAAATTTAAAATACGTATAAAATGGGAGCAGTAATAGGGAACAATGTACTTTTATATTGGCATAGAACAGATGTTGACCCAGAGGTTGATGTCGCTTTTGCGTGTAGTACAAATTGTACGTTTAATGTAAGCGTAGATCAAAAAGAGGTAACAAGCCAAACAAGTGCTTGGTTCAGAGAATATAAAAATGATGTTGCTACTTGGAATGTAACTTGTGATGGGTTGATTACTTTGACTGGTTTTTCATATTTGTTTATGTTAGAAAAGCAGTTAGCAAGAGAACCAATAGAAATTAAGTTCGTAGTGGATAACGGAGTTGATGGTTTGACAATTATTAACGGAACTTGTAATATATCAAGTTTAGCAATAAACGCACCACAAAAGGATGTGGCTACTTACAATATTAGCCTACAAGGTACAGGTGCATACAATACAACAGGAACGGAGGTTGACCCAAGCGGTGTGATTATAGTAGGTTCAAATCCTGTTAAGACAAAAGGTTACACGGCAAGTGGTGGCGAAACATCAATTACATTTGCTGACACGATTGGTTACAATTGTCTTTACGTTTCAAGAGGTGGTGTGGATGCGCAAAACATTTTAACAACAGGAGTTCCAACTGGCGATGATGTAAAGTTTGTGAGTGCGACAGGAGTTCTTACTTTTGGTAGACCTTTAGAAGCTGGGGAGTATATTCGCGCACTTTTCCAATAGATATTATAAAAAAAACTATATGAAGCAAATAACAAATTATCCAAATTACTACGTCAGTCTTGATGGTAAGGTGTTTAGCCTTTTAAGTATGAAATGGTTAAAACCAAGAAAAACTGGTAATGGATATTGTCAAGTTCAATTATTTAATGATAAAGGTTATAAATATTTATTGGTTCATAGATTAGTAGCAGAAACATATTTAATAAATAATGAAGGAAAAAAGACAGTAAACCATTTAGATGGGGATAAGCTAAATAATTCATTATTAAATTTACAATGGTCTACACATAGTGAAAATCTTAAACACGCATTTAAAAATGGTTTAAAGTTTCATAATAAAAATCAAAGGACTGCAATATCAAATGTTGGTAAAAGAGTAGGTAGATTAAATGGAATTAAAAGTGCTGATAAAAAGAAAAAGTTAATTTTAAATGAAATGACTGGCATTTATTATAATGGTTTAGAGGAAGCTGCATATTCAATAAATGTAGATAAAACTAAGTTATGTCATATAATTTTAGGTAATTCTAAGATTAAAACAAGTTTAAAATACGTTTAAAATAGATATAAATGAGTCAAATTTTAGTTACAGGCGAAGCAAAGATTAGGGATATACAAGGTCCAGTAGTGGCTAATAGTGGTGTAATAACCGCTTTAGATGGTGCTGCTTCTCAATATGTACGAGGGGATGGTACTTTAGCTGATTTTCCAACATCAAGTGGTGGCGGTAGTTCGGTTAGTTACTATCTTAATTCAAGTGTTTCACAAGGTACAATAGGTGGGGTAGCTTATAGAGAATTAAGTAAAGAACCAATCATAGGTGCTGGAACTGACATTGCCATATCTTCAAACGGATATGTAGCAAGTTACTTAACTGATGCTAATGACCCAGATGTAATATTGATTCCTGGCGGTAACTTTAATTGTGAGTTTTATTTTAGTGTAAACAATAACACAGGTAATCCTTTTTTCTATGCTGAACTTTATAAGTACGATGGTACTACTTTTACCTTATTAGGTTCAAGCGTTGGAGTTCCAGAGTATATTACTCAAGGAACTGTAATTAACCCTTATTATTTTGCTATTCCTGTGGCTACTGCTGCTTTAGCTTTAACGGATAGATTAGCAATTAGAATCTATGTAAACGTTGCTGGTAGAACAGTTACTTTACATACTGAGAATGGTCATTTGTGTCAAGTAGTTACTACTTTATCTAAGGGGATGGTTTCTTTAAATAACTTAACCGACCAATCACAGTTCTTAACCACAGGAACAAGCGGAACAAACTTTGCTATCGTTTCGACTGGTGATACACATACTTTTAATCTACCAGTGGCTTCGGCTGCAAATACAGGTAAGTTAAGTTCAACAGATTGGAGTACGTTCAATAACAAACAAGCTGCATTATCATTTACTGCTCCTTTAGTTAACACAAGCAATACAATATCAATACCTGCTGCTACAAGTTTAGTTGATGGTTATTTAGATAACTTAGATTGGACTAATTTTAATACTGCTTATAACAATATGATTGTTTCAGCAGCAGTAACAGGAACAACTACAAAGACTTTAACTTTAAATCAACAAGATGGCGGTACAATAACTGCTTCTTGGACAGATGATAATACGGATGCGGTTACAAGTGTATTTGGTAGAACAGGTGCAGTTGTAGCGGTTAGTGGCGATTACAATACAAGTCAAGTAACTGAAAATACAAACCTTTACTTTACGGATGCAAGGTCAAGAGCTGCTTTAAGTTTTACGGCAGGTAGTGGTGCTTACAATAGCACAACAGGGGTAATCACAATACCTACAAATAATAACCAAATCACAAATGGTTCTAACTTTATTACTTTAACAAGTTTAAGTGCAGGAGCAGGGATTAGTTATAATAACACAACAGGTGCTATTAGTTCTACAATAACACAATATACGGATGCTTTAGCAAGAGCAGCGATTAGCTTAACCACAACAGGTACAAGCGGTGCAGCAACTTATAACTCAACAACAGGGGTTTTAAACGTTCCTAACTATGCACCAGATTTAAGTGGGTATGTTCCAACAAGTAGAACTATAACTATTAACGGAACTTCATTTGATTTAAGTGCGAATAGAACTTATAGTGTAGGAACAGTTACAAGCGTAGGATTATCTTCTGCAACAAGCGGAGTAACTATTGGTTCAACTCCTATCACTACAAGTGGTACTATTACTTTAGCTATTGCAACTGCAAGTGGTTCTCAAAATGGTTTACTTTCAAGTACCGATTGGACTACGTTTAACAACAAGCAGAACGCTTTAACTAACCCTGTAACAGGCTCAGGTACAACAAACTACCTACCTAAGTTTACAGGTGCAAGTACAATAGGGAATAGTTTATTAGTAGATAGTGGAACTAATTTAACATATAGCGGAGAGGAAGTTATTATTAATAAAACAGGTGGTGCATTTTTAACTTTATTATCAGGAAATACCGATACACAATACATACAATTTAAAGATAGTGGTGGCGCGACTGGAGCTATTTTTTATAACCATACTAACGATAGTTTAACTTTAAAGAGTGGCGGTAATAATTCTCTTATTTTAGCTTCTACTGGTGCTGCTACATTCTCAAGTAGTGTAACCCTATCAGCATCGGATTCTAGATTATTAGGAGGAGATTCAAGTGGTAGAATAGTTGTAAGTAATTCAAACACAAGTTCATATCTTACTATGAATGGAGCATCTAATGCTACTCCATATCAGGTAGTTTTAGGAGTAAATAGTATTAATGCTTTAACATTGGCATCAACAGGTGCTGCTACATTCTCAAGTAGTGTAACGGCAAGTGGGTTAACATTATTAGGGCCTACTGGTGCTGGTACTGGGCCATCTTTAGTATGGGATAGAATTGGAGGGTATGGTAGCTTTAATGCAACATATAAATATGAAAGTGCATTTTTTACAAATGGAAGTACGCTTCAATTCCAAGCTGGTAATGGTATAATACCATTTAGAATGGCTGTTAACAATGCCGCAACTGCTGGTAACATACATTTATTCCCAGATGGCGGTGGTAACGTAATAGTAAATGATACTGCTGATAGTGGCAATCCTTATAAATTACAAACAAGAGGTTCTATTTTAGTTAAAGGAAATGTAAATGATAACTATTCTTTTTATAATGGTGTTTATGCAAGTTCAACATCAACAATTTATAGTCAATTTACAGGGAATTGGCAAAGTTCAAATAATTGGGGTATAGGTTCAAAAGGAACAAGTGATAGTACAGTTTATATTGGAAATGTAAGTAGTGGTGTTATAAACCCATCTGGAACATTTACGCTTAATATTTGTGGTAATGTATTAATAGGTACTACAACTGATAGTGGTTATAAACTTGATGTAAATGGTGGTAGTACAAATGGTGCTTTATTCTATTCAACTTCTGCTGCGAATCAAATCAAAGCAGCAGGAACTGCACCTGCGATTACTTTTACCAATACAATTACTTCTCCAACAATAGGTGGTGCATTAGGAGCAGCAACGACAGCAAATCAATTCATTACAGGTACGGCAGCAGGAGATGTGATTTTACTTAATCAGTTCACAGGTAATAAACTTTACATAACCAACTATTCAGGCGGTGTTTATTTAACACAAGGTGCTACTTCTTGGACTGCCAACTCAGACATTAGACTTAAAAACATAAATAGTCATATTGAAAACGCAGTTGAAAAATTATCTACTTTACAAACTATTAACTTCTGTTATAAAAATGACAAGACTAATAAACAAAATCTTGGATTAATAGCACAAGAGGTAGAAAAGATATTCCCTGAATTGATTGATAAGGATGGTGAAGATATGTTAGGGGTACGATATACGGAATTAGTGCCTGTATTAATTAAGGCGATACAAGAACTTAAAGCAGAAATAGACGAATTAAAAATAAAAAATAAATAAAATGAAAACAATTCAACCAGTCTCAATATGGGACAACGGACAAGTATTAGAGGCTAAGATTTTAAATGCTTATGCCGTAATTGTAACTTTAGGAACAAGTGCTACTTTTTATTACGCATTATTTGCTGAAAATGCAGATGGTAGTCAAGGTGTTCAAGTTGCTCAAGGTAACTTATATATGACAGGTGAAGCATACACTCAATGGACTGTGGATTCTTATGCTTGGGATTGGGTTGCAGCTGAACTTAACTTAACAATCACAGGTGATTATGTACCTCCAGTACCAGAGCCAATTGTTGAAGATGCAATTTAATTGAATATTTAACTATATTTGTATATAAAATAAAAACTATGATAACAATTAATCAAGAACAAATCAAAGAATTAGAAGCCTATTTAATGGAAATCCCAGCAAAGTTTGCTAATCCAATTTTAGGTTATTTAGGCAAAATTGCACAAGAGCAAAATCCACCACAAGAAACAACTGAAGCGTAATGGTACATAATAGCAATCAATCGGACTTATTAACTATTGTTAGCGGAACATCCGCATTTATTAGTGTTGCGAACGTGCAACCCATAGTTTCTTTATTAGCGAGTTTGATTGCTATTGTTTCTGGAGTTTTAGCTGCGAGATATTACATTAAAGCGACTAAAAGATTCAAGTAATGAAAGATGTAGTAATCGTTCTATTAGTGGCGGTTCTAATCTTTTTTATCGGAAGTGAGGCACGATACACCAAAAGTGAACCTGTAATCGTAACTGATACAGTTTACCAACAGAAAACTTTTACTAAGTTTATAAAGGGAAATTCAATCCCTTTTGTAGTTTTAGACACAATTTACCTAATCGACACGATTAAGGACACAATTACAATTGTAAAGGATTATAACCAAGTAAAGGTTTATTCCGATACTATGCGCATAGACTCTTTAGGATACGCATACATACAAGATACAATCAGTCAAAACAAGATACAAGGCAGAGGTTTTAGTGCCAATTTTAACCTTCCTACTATAACAATTACCAAATTAATAGAGCAAAAGTCAAAGAACCAGCTTTATTTGGGGTTTATAGGCGATTTAAAGCACTCTAACGGACAAATTGGTATTGGCGGTTCAATTGCCCTTAAAACGGCTAAAAACACTTTATATACGGCAACGGCAACAATGAACGGATATTCTTTTGGATACTATAAAAAGTTTTAATATGAAAAAGTTTATTATTTCAATGTTTAGTGATGAAGTTGGTGCTATGAGCCATAAAAGGATTTTGGCTTTTATTGGTGCTATTTGTTTATATACAACTTTTGTAATTACTAAAAGCGACCATTTAGGGGATTTAGTTTTTTATATGAGTATGGCATTTGCAGGTTTAACAACTATTGATA